ATGAATCAAGCAGCAGAATTGGTGTCAGGTAGCCTGTTAGGTGAAAGTATGGCTACGATAATCATTGGAAGGAAAGTATATACGGTCAATCCTCCAGCAATAAAAGTTATTTGCCGCGCTTGCTCGGCTTTTGCAAAGATCAGGCTAGAAGGAGATTATACAAAGTTAAGTGTGATTGGAGAAATACCGTGTAATGCTCCGCATATAATCAAAGGACTTTCTGCTTTGATCGTAGGTGATGTTAAGCATTGGAGGTGGAAGGCTTATAAGGTAAGCCGATATCTACAATCAGCCACGAATAAAGAGTTGAACGAAGCCTGGGAGACTATTTATCCATTAATTGGTGGTGAGGATTTTTTCGCCTATGCGTTTTCCATGAAGAACGCCGTAAAAATGATAGCGAAGGAAAAGTTGTAGGAAACGAGACTATGCTAGGGCAGATCGCTTCGTTCATGGAAGAGCTTCACCTGTCATACAGAGAGGTCTTTGAGGTGATACCCTATCGGAATCTAATCATCATGCAGAAAGATAAACTACATGAGGCCCATGGAGAATTGGTCAAAAAAATATCAGGGAAAGAATTAGCTACAAAGAGAAGAAAGAAATGAGTAAACTATATTTCAAAGTAGGTAGTGACTGGCAAGAGGTTGTTCGTCTTCGTAATGAGATAACCAAGTTGGAAGCACAGATAAAGTCTATGGATGCAAATAAGGCTCCACAGGCTGTTGCTGTGCTTAATACCCAGATGCAACAGGCAAAACAACAGATGCAGGGAATGATAACCGAAGCGGCCAAAGCCGGGGCTGTGATGGACAATGATTTTAAGCAGAAAATCTTTGAAGCCTCACAGGGGGTAAATAGCTTTACCGAGAAGATTATTGCTCAAAAAGCAGTGGTTAAAGACGTAGAAGCTGATGTGAAACGGTTGGGCGAAGCCTATCGCTCTGCTTTGAAGAATAATCCTTTATCCGCTAATAGTAAGCTCTCCGAATATACATCTGCAAAGAAAACACTTAATGAAGAAAAAGCGGCATTGTTCGGACTAACTCAGGAACAGGCTAATGCTCGATTGTCTGTTAAAAAACTTCGGGATGAATACACATTGTTTAAAGACGATTCTCAAAAGATAGTCACCGTAAATGAGGGTGTGGGTGTATCATTTAAAAAGATACTGGCCGGCATTGGTGGAGTGGCGGCAATTAAACATTTGGGATCAGAGATTATCAATATTCGTGGTCAATTCCGGTCAATGGAAGTTTCTTTGAATACTATGATTGGAGAAACAAAAGCAAAGCCTCTTTTGACTGATATTAAGCAATATGCGGCTCTATCTCCACTCCAGTTGAAAGATGTATCTTCTGCTACTGAAATGATGATCGGCTTCAATATAGAAGCAGAGAAAACTCCGCGCTTCATCCGTGCGATCGGCGATATCTCCCGGGGCGAATCACAGAAGTTCAATTCTCTTACTTTGGCCTTTTCTCAGATGTCGGCTGCCGGTAAATTGATGGGGCAGGATCTTAACCAAATGATTAACGCAGGATTTAACCCGTTGCAGATTATCTCAGAAAAGACTGGCAAGTCCATAGCTCAGTTAAAAGATGAAATGTCAAAAGGAGCAATCTCTGCTGAAATGGTGCAACAAGCATTTATTGATGTCACATCAGAGGGAGGAAAATTCTACAAGATGTCGGAAAACGCCAGTAAAGAAATGGCGGGTCAGATGTCTATGCTTCAAGATGCTATTGATAGTGTGTTCAATGAAATAGGTCAAAACAATGAGGGCGCTATTGCCAAGGGTATTCAGATGACAACCAAGCTTGTAGAAAACTATGAGACAGTTGGACGGGTATTAACAGGACTGGTTGGTGTTTATGGAACTTATCGGACAGCATTGATTCTTAACGCTGTTGTTGAACAAGGATTTAATAAGGCTATTTGGGCGAATGTTTCAGCCACAAAGGCTTATACTGCAGCACAGGTCTTATTGCAAAAAGTTCTTAAACTTAACCCGTATATTGCCATTGGATCCGCTGTTGTTTCTCTTGGCCTCGCATTTTGGGCGTTAGCAGATCATACAACAGCCGCAGAAAAAGCACAGGCCAATTACAATAAGCGAAAAGAAGAAGCAGCCCAAGTTGAAGATAAACACAAACAGGAGATTGAAAAACTTATCACTACTGCTCAAAATGAGTACTCTTCATCAATAGATCGGGTCGATGCTTTAAATAAACTAAAGGATGCCTATCCTGGTATCATTCAGAAATATATTGACGAAGAAGGTCATTTAAAGGATATACTTGGGTATAAAAAAGAAATAGCCGAAATTGACGGTCAAAAGAAAGTCGAGGATACCGATAAAATTGTAGCAAACTATAAAGCTAAGATAAAGGCTATTCGAGATGAAATTAAATTTCGCCGCCAAAGTATTGGATTTGATCAGTACATAAATCCTGCTTTCAAAGGTAAATCCAACAGTAGACTTGAAGAAGAAGCGAAACAACTAGAAGAGGATATTAAACCCTATGCAAAAGATCAGCGTCAGAATCGGTTAAACCAGTGGCAAATTGATCTTAAAAAAGAAACGGACGCTAAGATCAAGACTGAACTTGACGAAGCAAAACGTCTGCAAGCTATGAGAAAGAACAATCCTTTATATACTTTAAATATAATGGAGGGTTCTTTGCGGGGCCAGATATCAGGTGAAGAGTTGAATACGCGTATAGATGTTTTGCAATCAGAGCTTGATCTTCGATCCCCAAAGTCTGAAACAAAGAATAAAGCCTATTGGGAGAAAAAGAAAAAGGAAGCAGAAGCTGCCCGCGACGCTTTGGGGGCAGAAAAGCAAAATTCAAAAGATTGGAATGAGTATTCCATGCAGATCAAGGAAGCCCAGAAGAATATTGATAAGTATTCTGATTCAAAAACGACTAAGCAAGAGAATCAGGCCGAAAAGCTTCGTAAAGAATCAGAGAAATACAAACTCTTTCTTGATAAGAATAAACGCATCCAGGATCGAGCAGAAGTCGATGCTCAGAATGAAATTACTCAAAGTATCATTGATGCTATGGAGAATGGTTCCGCTAAAACTTTAGCACAAAGAGAACTCAATCACAAAAAAGAGATAGAAGCTATCCATCGCGAAGGAGAAGACCGGAAACAACAATTGATTGACAATGCTAGATCTGAATTTCAAGCTGATCCTGTTAATAAAAAAAGAAGCTTCGATCTTACCGAGTTCCTAAAAAACAAATCTGTTCAAGATCAGTTTAAACGGATAGATGAGCAGACAGCTAGTAAACAGGGTACGAAAAATACTAAATATGTCCGTGGTGATGATATGGTTGAACTCCTTGATGAATACAAAGACTATACGGACAAACGTCTTATTATCGAAAAGAAATTTAATGATGATATTGCTGTACTACTAGAACAACGTAAACAGGCAGAGAAAAGTGGAAACACGGGTCAGGTAGAGCGGATTGATCGGTCTATTGCACAAGCAACGAAAGATAAAGGTAAATCGCTAATGGGGTTGGATTATGACAAGTTGAAACAATCTCCGGAATACGTTCGTGCTTTTGAAAATTTAAAACAGACATCGACTGAAACCTTAGATTCCCTATTATCTCAGTTTGAAAAAGCCAAACAAACGGCGGCTCAAGTGTTATCACCTGATCAACTCCGGGAATATACTACTACCATTCAGTCGATCATGGACGAACTGGATGAGAGAAATCCTTTCCAGGCATTAGCAGATAGGCAAAAAGAACTGGCAGATGCCGAGAATGAACTGGCGGAAGCAAAGAGACAACTCGATCTTGTAAACGGTGGTGGTAAAATTGTTACTGGTGTAAAAAACTCAAAACTGGAAAAGGGTAAGATCAGCTTTGAAAACACTTATCTATCTTCTGCTGATGCACTTAAAAAATACAACGAGGCGAAAGATAAAGCTGCAAAGGCAAGTAATAGGTATCAGAAAGCGGAAAAAGAGGTAGCCGATGTCGTTGATAAACTATTTACCTCAATAAAAGATGTCGGAAGTACGATCGGAGGAACGTCTGGCGAAGTTATTTCTTTCATTGGCGATATAGGCTTGTTTGTCACAAGCTCTATTAACGCATGGGAGACAGCAGCTAGTGCCGGCTCAAAGGCTGTTCAGGCGGTGGAGAAAGCTTCTGTTATTCTTGCTGTTATATCTACTGTAATACAATTGATGGAGAAGCTTTCTTCTCTATCGAAATCTGCCTATGAGCAATATGAAGCATTTGCTGAGAAGGTTAAAGAGATAAATTTGCTTACCGATGCTGTTAATGAGTATCGCATAGCTGCATTAGAAGCACAACAAGTAGAAAATAACTGGTTTTCAAAGGATAATCTCCAGAATTTACGTGATTATCGTAAGCTGCATGAAGAGGTCGCCAAAGCTTATAAAGATAAAGCAGAAGAGGATCAGGCCACATATCAGAACCAGAAAGGTGGAGGCTGGCTAACTGGTGGACTGAATGGTATAATGAACTGGCTTTCTCCTTTGGGTTGGTCTGGGATGTGGCAGAAATGGACCGGGCAGAATTACGATGAAGGTATATCTAAAGCAGTCGACAACCTTCGAATTGAAACAAGAAAAAAGAGTAAGGGTTTTCTTGGTACTGGCATTGGATCTAAATCACAAAAAACAGAAGATTTAGCTTCATGGATTAAAAAACAAGAAGGGTGGGAAAATGAAGAATTATTTGATGAAGACAATCTCATTAATGCAGGTTTAGCAAAGGAGGTTATTGAAAAGTTTGGAGATAAGTTAGTCGGCCAAACAAAAGAAACGCTAGAGGCTCTGATCGATCTTAGAGAACAGTACGATGAGTATCTGGATCAGCTCCATGAATATGTGAGTTCTTTGTATGAACCGCTCGTCGATAATGTCGTTGATAGTCTTTGGGATTGGCTGGATACCGGTAAGGACGCTTTAGATAGTTTTAAAGATTATGCATCTGATACATTTAGAGACATTGTCTCTGATATGATGCGTTCGATAGTTTTAAGTAAGGTTGTAGATGGATTTGATAAGCAAGTATCAGATTTATATGAGAAGTATGCCAAAGGAGATATTGATGAACAGGAGTTGATGAAGCAAGTCGCAGAGAAAACCGGCGAACTTATGGATAGATATGAACAGAATATGCCTACGCTTCAGGATATTTTAGGCACTGTTAATGGGTATTTCAAGGATGCGGGAATTGACTTAAAAGATAAAAATGCTAATTCTCAGTCCTCTTCTAAAGCTGTTTCTGTAATGGCTTCACAGGATTCTATTGATGAAACAAATGGACGTCTTACGGGCATACAGATGGCCGGTGAAGAAATAAAGGTTCAAAACGCATCTCAGTCCGAATCGCTAAATATCCTTACTGTAAAAGCTGATGCAATCCTGTCAGTTAATACCGATACAAGGAATATTGCCGATGAAATCCGAACTATTCAGGTAAACTCATATCTGGAACTGCAAGAGATAAGGGAAAATACAGGAAATTCGGCTAAATACCTGAAAGATATTAAAGCTGATATGGCAGAAGTGAAAAAGAATACTTCAGGCCTTAATTCAAGATAAAAATAGGGTGCTAATGTGTGGCACCCTATTTGTTTATTGCTTTGAAAAAGTTAGTTGTATTACGTAATGCCGTTCTTCATTTTCATCTATTTCTCCCATGATTATTTCATTGGAAGTTAGCTTGTAAGAATTTCCATTACGATGAATAACAACATCGCTTTTTGTGTAAGCAAAATAGTCCGAGAGAGAATAGGGCTCTTCTATGGAATCACTTTCATAGGGACTGTTTACAAAAACATACTGAATTGTTTTTTCCATGATAAATTGAATTTGAGTATATAAACAAAGGTACAAATAAAAATTATAAATTATGGCAGACTTAATAATTAATGGCTTTGATGCCTTTTTACAATGGGGTATAAGAATGGGCGACGGCTTTCTTGATGCAATCTTCGCCCCGGAACCTTTGAAGGAATTTATAGAGAATAAATCCCGGTTAAACAACGGTAAGCAAGTAGTCTATAATAACCCTAAGATCGATGAAAGAGATGTTACGCTGGTATTCACCTTAGAAGGAGAGACTCCGGATGATTACCTATCGAAATACAGCGCCTTTAAAACCGAACTTCAAAAGGGAAAAATAGAGATTAAAGTACCGGCACTTGGCAATCAGGTGTATCGGCTTACTTATCTCCGATCTGCTTCATTCGGATTAAATACTCCCCGTACTTTCTCAAAGATTTCGGTCAAATTCAATGAGCCTAACCCTAGTCAGGAAGGCAGGAAATAGCTAGTTTCCCACAAGGCTTTAATTGTGGGAAACGGAAGCTCTAATTTTTAGGGCTTCTTTTTTTTATCACCGAAATTTGATGTGTTATGATTGACATCAAAGACACATCAAATAACAATCGTTTGTCGACTCAAGTTAATGAAGGATCGATTTATAAATACACACTGCTGAAGGAAGAATATATTCTTTTGAAGTTCAGTGTGGAAAATCCTATCTATTTCCGGTTAGGTGACTATACAGATATATATGAAGGTTTATTTGAAATAGTAGATTTAGTTTTTCCGACTTACAACAAGTCTACTGGCGGATATGATTACGATCTCCGTATGGACGCTCATTATTGGAAATGGAAGCACAAAAAGCTTTTCTATGATCGTCAGAAGGGCAAAGAAGCCAAGTGGAGTCTTACTAGAACGCCGGATGCCCATATGTCAATTGTCGTTTCTAATATAGCGGCATTGGGTTATACCTATAAAGGGAAACCGTATGTATTTTCAATGGATGCTACGGTGAAGATGGAGCCTATTTTTATTCAGTATGACAATACTAACATCATAGATGGTATATCGATGATTGCCGAAGCCTGTGGTTGCGAGTGGTGGGTAAAAGAGAACTATATCTTTTTAGGGCACTGTGAAGACACGATAAAGGATGTCATTACTTTAGAAATGGGCAATGAATTGTCCGACATGACTCGTAGTGATAGTACATCTACTTACGCCACAAGAATTATTTCGTTTGGTTCAGAGAGAAATATTCCCAAAAACTATCGTCCTGATAGTGATGACTTAGTTATTGAAGGTGTTGTTCAGAGGCGATTAAAGTTGCCGGAAGGTATTCCATATGTTGATGCTTATCCTGATATGACAACCGAGGAGGCCATCGAAAATGTCGTTTTATTTGATAATGTCTATCCTAGAAGAATAGGAACGATATCAGAAGTAAACGAGACTAGAGGAAACATCGTTGATGAGAATGGGAAGCCTACAGGAGAGACTTATCCTATCTTCACAATTAGAGATGCCGGCCTAAAGAACTTTAAAAAAGAATACCTGCTTGATGAACTTCGATTTGTGTTTCAATCGGGGAGTATGAATGGTATGCATTTTGCTCTTGAATTGAAATCGAGTGATGATACAGGAACTGTCTTTGAAATTGAAAGGAACCAGAATTACGGTCAGTTCTTGCCGAATGACATAATGAAGCCTGAGAAAGATGGAACTTACATTCTCTACGGCTATGACACATCTTTCATATCAGATACACTAATTGGTGAAGCTGAACAGGAATTGCTGGAAGAAACACAGAAATACGTAGAGAAGAGCAAGATTGATCCTTCTGTCTACGTCTGCCTAACTAACCCGGTAAGGTGTGCCGGTTACATAGACGGTAAATATAATCAACAGAAAGAAATTGACTTGGAGATTGGCCGTCGAGTGAAGCTTATCAATAAAGCGTTTTTCAAAGATGGTCGAGAATCCCGCATCTATGGTTTTGAAAAGAAACTGGATAATCCGTTTGAATGTACTTATACCGTTGGAGAATCAACGCAGTATTCTCGTATTGGTGATATAGAAAACCGGCTGGATGAACTTAAATATAGTGGAAATACTTATGTGAATACAGGGGGAGGATCTGGAGGAATCTATGTTATTAAAACAAATGATTCCACGATTCCAACGGACCAGAATGTGTATTCCGCCTTAATGACTGACGCAAAAATCTACAAGGCTATAGAGGACAATTTACAAGACCTTGACGGCATGTTTTTGCGCAAAGATATTCCGGATACAGCGCATGGCGCGATTTCTTTTGAAGATATGGCGCAAAGTACATTGTTTGCCGAAGGTTACGAATGGGGAGCCGGTTGGGGGATCAATAATGAGGGATTAGGCTGGTTTGGAGAATTGAAGGTTCGGGATAATGTTTATATCGGTAAGATGTCCGGTTCTCCTTCGTCTGCCTCTGGCATGATGGGTTACGGTACTATACTGGATATGCAAAAAGCATCTGGGGAATTTGATTATCTCCTTGCCCGTAAAGAGTTCCGTGTTAACACAATGGTCGTAAATGAAACATTAGGACTGAATGGCAATCGTTTTGTATCCGATTTCAATAAGATCGAATCTGTTCAGGAACTTTCGGATCGTTACCGTTGTAAGATTGACAAGATCGAAGGAATGATGTACATGAACATACGAGGTGACGATCTTATTTGTTGTCAGCAGTTCTCAGGTCTGTCATCCCATTATTATTATGGAGAGGTATTAGGAATTACAGAAGATTACTTCGACCTTAGAAAGCCTCTTTTAGATGGTCATTCTGTGCCGATGGCCGGTGATACGGTATTCCGTGCAGGTAACGATTCCGATCCAAATCGACAGGGTGTAATCTATTTGGCAACATCGGATACAAACGCGCCTTATATAGACGTATTAGATGGTCTGACATCTCCTGATATGACTGATAAAACAAAGGTTCGTATTGGTAACGTATCCGGGATAACATCAAAGTATAAGGGCAATTTAGGACAGTTGGGTTATCATCATGGTATTTACATCAAGGGCGGTATCTTTGAAGAATGTGATATCTACCTGGAAGATGGAACAACTGTTTACCAGTCATTCCAGATTATAAACGGGAAGTTGGAAAGTGAGATATCTTCTATCAGGGATGCTATCAACGATAACGGTAACAATATCCTGTCCAATCCGACATGGACGGCAGGACTGGATAAATGGGACTATACTCAGGATATCAATTTATTCTCTGCAACAAATGGGTGGCTGTGGTTTAATGCGGCTTTCTATTCTGATAAAAAGAGTTCAGTTGAGGTGATCCGGGACAGTGCATCCCGCGTTCTTCGTATGTATAAAAGCGGTATAACACAGGTTAATGCAAACCTGCAAAGCCGGGAATCTGGTACATACGTGATGCGTATCCGATACAAGGCTATAACAGCCGGAACATTGACCTATGGATTCTCAGGGAAAGAACTTTATAAGTCAACTCTGGTAACAGCCACAACAGACTATCAGGAAGAAACAATAACAGCAGAATGGGATGGTACTGGGGATTTCTCCTGCACTTACTCCGGTGACATATACATAAAAAGCCTTACGGTTATTTCAGATAGGATTGCAGCAATCAGAAATGAATTCGAAACAAAGATCGAACAAACGGATCAAAAGATAGAATTACTTGCTACGCGTGTCACTACAACAGAAGAAGGTGTAACACAGGCACAAGCGAGCATTTCTGTTATGGCTGATGAAATTGCATTGAAAGCTACAAAGGATGAGTTCAACGCTTTGGGCAGGCGGGTTACTGCGAATGAAGCTTCGATCACTGTAAATGCGGATGCTATTAAACTGAAGGTGTCCCAGATTGATTTTGACAGCTTGGGACGTCGGATTACATCAGCGGAATCGTCAATAGAGACAAATGCTTATCAAATAAGTTTAAAGGCTTCTCAGTATTCGGTCAGTAGTTTGACTGGTCGTGTATTATCTGCGGAATCGGCCATACAAGTCAATGCGGATAATATCAGTAGCAAAGTAGCTGTAACTGATTACACCGGGACGAATATTGTCAGTATGATCAACCAGACGGCTGATGCAGTGAAAATTATGGCGTCAAAAGTAGATATTCAGGCGTATAACTTGAATATGATCCGGAACTCGGGAGAGTGTCAGAACACCGTTTACTGGCAGGTAGACGGTGGAGCTTCTAATTTATCAGTATCGAATGGTTCTATTTCTGTTAATTTTTCAAACATTTCCGGGTGGTTATACAATCGAAGCCTGGCCGGTATTCAGTTGTTGGTACGCAGGAAATACACATTACGAATTAGCCTGTATTCTTCGGTATCTACAACTGTTACAGTATGGATCGGACCATATCAAACCGATATACCAGTATCGGTCGGAGACAGAGAATATACATATACGTTTACTGTTTCCAGTAATACGGATGCTCAATTCTTTTGTATGGCTTGTTCGACTTCCTGTAGAATGATGGTACACCGAGTAAAGTTTGAAGATGGTGAATACGCAACTCCCTGGACACCGAATCCGAACGATTCGATCTATTCTCTTGACTCCGATCTGGTAGCGGCTTTAAACGGTACAACAATTTCCGGAGGTTTACAGCTGACGACAAAGATAAAACTAGGATTGTTGTCGGGTGGTGTGTGGACTGAACAGGGTGGTATATCTGCGAACATTGATAATATCATGTTGTGGGCGGGCGGTACCTATGACCAGGCAAAAGCAGGAAATGTAAAGACTATACTTCGTCATGACGGCTCTTTAAAAGCAGAAGGTGAATTTGAATGTGGTTCAAAAACAGGAAATAGATGTTTGTTATCCGGTGACGGACGATTCAGAATGTTTCGTGGAGAGGTGGAAATACTAAACTTAGGGTATTTTGTAGAAAGTGATACATACTACTATCCTTCATTGAGTATGACAAGAAAAACAAGTTCAGGAACTGCTTTTGGTGGAGTGACTTTAAGTCCTACAGAATTGCTGTTTTCCAGTCCGGACGGACTAGGGTGTCTGTATGGAAATAATAATATGATATTTAATATAAACAAATTCCCGACTTCAGGAAGCATGGTAGGTGCCGTGTATAGGGATGGGAATACTTTAAAAATAAGAACATCATGAAAGTAAATTTTAATGTAGCGTTTAAGAATTTCGATGGAAAAGATGTAACTGAAACGTATCAAGAAGTTGTACGTGAAGAAGTGAACGGGGTAGTAAAAGATGTCGTAAAAGATAAGGTTAAAACTCAAATGATTTATCGTATGGTAGCCTCTATACTCTTTGTTGGCAAAGAATGTAAAGATGTAGATGAAAAAATGGCTTCATTCAATTTATCTCAGCGCATTTACAATGCAAAGGGAGCGATAGAGGTAACAACAGAAGAAGCCGCTTTGATAAAAAAGTTAGTTGCAAACTCTCTTATCGCTGGGGCTTATGCTCAGGTTGTGAATTTATTGGAAAATGGTACATCAAAAAAATAGTATTATGGAAATAGTATCGAATAAAATCAATCAGATAGCAACAACACAGGCTTGTGAAGGGGTAATAAATACGTACACCTATTCTCAAGATGTCGGACAGCCGGTAACGGATATCCGGATCGAAATATCTAAAAACGGTAATAAGGTTGCCGGAGCTAATTACATGGGTAGTTCTAATCGACTTTTGATCGACGTAAATGATTACAAGTTTCTGACACTCGGAGAGTGCAAGGCTGCTTTGTCTGCCATGTTGGATGATATTGAAACAATTCTTGCAGATGAAGATCGTATACAATAACATATTGCCTGTTAAGGGGTTCGCAGCTATGAACCTTTTCGGAATAATCTTTGCCCGAAATGAGTACAAACCCCTTGCCCGGCGAATACAGAATCATGAAGCTATTCATACAGTTCAAATGAAAGAAATGTTGTACATTTTCTTTTATCTCTGGTATCTGGTGGAGTGGTTGGTTAAACTTTTTCGTTATGGTCGGAATGCTTACGAAAATATCTCATTTGAAAGAGAGGCTTATACATATCAGTATGACTACTCTCATTTAGAAAAGCGGAAAAAATATCATTGGATTAAACGACTATGACACAGGAAGAATTTGATAGTTTAGTTCAGCGGGTAACGAATGCGTTACAGGGAAGTTCAAAGATGGTAACCGATCTTAGGGTAGTAAAATCCCCGGTTGGTGTTAATCTTCTTCCGGGAGTACTCGGTGGAGAACTTGTAGCCTTGGAAGCTGCATCTTTAATGGGGACAGACGGTAAAACCCCATTGTTTGAAGTTGGTTCTATTTCTTCCGGATTGGAAGCAGATGCCTCTATTGTGCTGTCAGGAACAGACCCATCCGGTAATCCTATTTATGAAATAGGTCTTGTACTGCCTAAAGGAGATGACGGTGCAATTCCTTTTTGGGAATTTGGAAGCATTTCGACAGGGGAACCAGATACGGATGCGTCAGCCACTTTTAAAGAAAATGGAACGACAGAAGATGGACGACCAAAGTATAAACTATTCCTTACTATACCACGAGGAAGTAAAGGGAATAAGGGCAATGACGGAAAAACTCCGGTAATGGAAGCCGGAAGTGCATCTAAAGGGCAGGAACCGTCTGTGTCTATAATTCGTAACGGTGATGATCCATCTGGTAATCCAAAGTATAAAATAGACTTGGTTCTACCACAAGGTGATGCTGGTAAAAATCCGGTTCTTGAACTTGGAGAAGTTATGACAGGTGAGCCAGGCTCAGAGGCTTCTGCCGTCTTTATTCCGGTCGGACAAACCCCAGAAGGTAATCCGAAATACTCTCTGAAACTGACCATTCCTAGAGGGGATACGGGATTGCCTGGTAAGGGTTCCGGGAATGTCTCTGTAAATGGCTCTGATTTAATCAGAGGAAAACAATATCTTTTTGTTCCTTCTTCCGGTGGAAGTACAGAAGGTTTTTTTGTTGAGTATATCCCTTTTAACGATGCAGAGTTGAGGGAAGAGATAGGACGAAATCTACAGTTGGCAAAAACATATACCAATGAGCAGATAGCCGGTATTGTTCAATTCGACATAAAAGTAGTCCTGGTACTGCCGGATACAGGAGTTAAAGGAACGATCTATTTAGTTCCAAAAACAGGATCAGGAAACGACGTTCACAATGAATATATCTGGAATGAAACTTCTGGCAAATTTGAATTGATTGGTTCTACTTCTGTCGATTTGTCTGATTACTATACTAAGAATGAAGCCAACGAACGTTATGTTTTGAAGGAAGCAGGGAAACGTTTAATGACGAATGCGGAAGGAGCAAAGCTGGAAGGTATAGAATCCGGTGCAAATAAGTTTGTCCTGCCAACAGGGGAGGGATATAACTTTATTCCGGCAGGTGGGGCAGTGGGACAGGTTTTAACAAACACTGCTCCAGGTGTAGCTGAATGGGGAAACTCAAATAGTGAATATATCGAAATAGGTGATGTTACTCAAATAAATAGAGTACGAACCACTAGTGAATTGGATTGGGGTTCATTTATAAACGGTAACACAATAGAGGATATGGAAAGGGCATATCAAGAAAATATACCTATATATTCCCGATCCGAAGGTCCGTATCATTCATACAAGAAAGGTTATTCCCGATGTACTTCCATCATGCAAAGATATGATGGGGAGGTGGTTCATTATTTGTTATCTTTTGTCATATCCGAAGGTGTTACAAATTCTGACAATATGTATCATTATTTGCTGGATTTGAGAGGTGTAACAGGCGATGGCTGGCGGGATGCTACTGTAAGGGCAGCATGTACATACGCCAAGACGGTCATTACTTCTGGTGAGAATATTCCTTTTACTGGCGGTTATGTGGTGTTTGATATGAGTATTAGCAAAAATTTGCTAATTGTTCCAGCAGGATTTTATCCACTTCATAACTCGGTTACTACTTTGCTAATTAGAAACACAAGTAGTTCAACCACTAAAATAACTTTTACCATCAAGTTAAATGCCAATGCTGGTTTAGAAGGTTCAAAACTGCTTATTGTATCAGAATTGCCAGAACTGGCAGGTAAAGAAGCGTGCGAACTTAGCATATTATGGGCGGACTGGAAATATACTGTTCGTGCGTCTGAACCTTTTATTTATAATGAATACGTAGAATAATGAACAGAAGAAGATCAATGCTTTTTGCTTCTGGAATGATAGAGGTCGCCCAGTTGGTGGTAATCAAATCATCAGGAATTTACATAGTACCTGCCAATACGGTAAAACTCGATGTCTTTCTGGTTGGTGCTGGTGGTGGAGGTGGTCTGCCAGTAGCATCCACATCTTATGGTTCCTATACAGCAGGATATGCTGGGGAAGGTGGTGCAGTTGTATATCAGGAAAACATGCCATTCATTAAAGGAGAAGAAATAAATGTTGTGATCGGACAAGGTGGGAGTGCTGCAACAACAGCCAATAATGCGGGAAACAAAGGAGGTGATACATCTTTTGGAACTCTCATTGCATTGGGTGGTAATGGTGGAACTGCCGGAACAAATTCATCGCCATCAATCGGGAGTGATGGAACAGCTTGTCCATTTGGAGATATAGAATCGGAAGCTGTTACGTCTTCTGATTTATTTGGTGCAAATGGTGGAGATGGAAGTACTACCACTACGGCTAATGTAGGAGGGAATACTGGCGCAGGAAAAGGGGCTAATCGTTCTACAGCTGCTGCTAATGCTGCTTTTTACGGTGCTGGTGGTGGAGGTGGCACTATTTATAGAACTTTTAGTAATACGATAAGAAATCCAGGATTAGGATATCAGGGTATTGTTATATTGAAAGTTACCCGTATGATAAAAGAAAGTGAAATACCCCTTGTTGAAAAATTTGAGATAATCACTGATATATCTCGGACCTCTTGGACTGTGCCTGACAATACAAAAAAAATAGACATCTTTATAGTAGGTGGCGGAGGTGGTGGTGACGGTTCAAACTCTGTAAACACTAATGGAGACTGGGTCAGTGGTGGCGGAGGTGGAGAAGTATTATATGTAGAAGATATTTCTTTCACAAAAAATCAAATATTTGAATTATCAGTTGGGGATTGGACTGCTTTATCGTATGGTGGTGAAAAAGGAAACTCAACAACATTTGGAGAATATACTGTAGCAGGAGGAGAAGCGGGAAAAGAAAGCAATGGTGGATATCCTTACACCAAAGATGGTACACTTTGTCCTTTTGGAGACTTATCTCATATAGACCCGGAATTGACTGCAACAACAAAATATGCGGCAACCGGTGGTTATGTAAGATATTCTAATGGTGAATTGCAGGGATATTCAGGTAATAAAACCGGCGGAGGTGGTAGCAGTATTAAGGGCAATGCCGGAAATGGTACATTCTATGGATCCGGTGGCGGTGGCATGGGAGTCTCTAGCGGCCAGTTTTCTCGTCCCGGAAGAGGGTATCAGGGTATAATAATAATCCGGTATTATGTAAGAGAGCTTGAATAACACCGAATTTATATGCAGATGAAAAATAAATAATCATGGCAACAACACGAAGAAAAGCACATTCGTAAATTGGTATTGTAGAAATATTAAATATAAAAATAATGGAGAACTACACAGATAAATTCCTTTTTGGGCTGATTGAGTTTTTTGCTTGGGCGAAATGGCTTTTCTTCCTGGCTTTAGTTTTGACGCTAGGTGATCTGAAGTTTGGTATTGAAGCATCTCGATACAGGAAAGACCCGATCAAACGATCGCGAGCTGTCCGGCGTACAATGGATAAGATTACAAGTTATATCATTTGGGTTGTAATGGCTTATTCGTTCGGCCAGGCTTTCGGGCAACCATTTGGGATTGACTTGCTACCGCTTATAATCCTACTCGTTATATATGGGGTTGAGTTAGAAAGTATATATGTCAACTACTTTGCTGCACGTGGAAAGCATGTAAAGGTGAAGTTCTTGAATTTCTTTGGAAAGAAAACAGATATAATAGAAATAGAAGGAGATAAAAATGAGACAGATAAATAAAATCATAATACATTGTACTGCATCACGTAAGGGACAACCCCTAACAGTTGCAGATATTGATAAAATGCACCAAACACGCGGATGGAACGGTATCGGCTATCATTACGTAGTTTATGCCGATGGATCAGTTCATAAAGGGCGACCAGTAGAAAAAGCCGGGGCGCACGTTTCAGGGCACAATGCGGACAGTATAGGTATTTGTTATGTCGGTGGACTAGATGGTTCCGGGAATCCCAAAGATACTCGTACAGAAGCGCAAAAGGCGGCCATCCGTGAATTGGTAAATGAATTGTGCCGGAAGTATCCAAACGTTGTAGAAGTAAGAGGTCACCGAGATTATTCGCCTGATCTGAATGGTAACGGTATGATTGAACCTTTTGAATGGTTAAAGGCTTGTCCCTGCTTCGACGTACAGAGTGAATTTACTTCGTTCCTTCCCAATGTGAATGTGAAACCATGAAAGGCCTTGTATTACTCTGGTGTATGTTTCTTTTGTTTGGATGCGGAACAAAAAAGCAAAACTACAGATCGGAAACGGTTAGTACGGCTGTCAGTAGTCAAAAGGACAGTTCCCATGTCACGGAATCTGTTCAGCGGACAATTACGGAATTACTGGAGTATAAAGGAACCGGTATCATAACTATAACAGAGATTTCCAAGCCGGACAGCATCGGTAACCAATATATTGTAAAGACAACCCAAATGGATATTCATTCCGAACAAAAACGATCGGTGATAACGGAAGAGAATAGTGGTAAGCAGGAGACGGATACATCTATCCAGGTAAAGAATGAAGGTATAAAAGAGGTAGTTACTGATGATATGCTGATTGATCGAAGGTCTGTTTTACCGAATTGGGTATCTGGATTGATTGTTATTCTGTTCGGTTGTTTGGGCTTATGGCTGGCTAGGAGTCTTAAATAGATTTTTTCTCATAGTAATAGTTTAGTTAGTAATGTGAACCGCTTTGCCTGAGATGGGTAGGGCGGCTTTTCTGATGTTGCTTGCATGAAAAAGTTGGTGTTGTTTAATTGTGGAAGAAAAATTACAAATATTACTTTTAATATTCTTTTATCATTTGAATTTCTTATATTTGCAAGTAATTAGCTATGCTGAAACATAAAATGAATTATTATGGAAAATTTGTATTTAATTGGGAATGGATTTGATCTGCATCATGAAATACCGAGTAGTTATCGTGATTATCATAAATGGCTATCTAAACAACAACCCGATGTGGCAGATCAGTTAGATCAAATTTATGGTACTGATGATCAATGGTGGTGTGATTTTGAAAATAGTTTAGGTGCATTGGAAATTGAAACTTATATAAAAGGATTGAATGATCTATATCCGGATATTCTAAGTGAAGACCATCGTGATAGAGATAATTATGTTATGCCTGATACTGCAAAAAGTGAGTTGATTACATTATATAAAAATGTACGTAAGTCATTTTATAGCTGGATTTTATCATTACCTTGTGGAAATTCGGATAAAAAATTGAAAATTATAACTACTGATGCTTTTTTTATTACTTTTAATTATACAGAAACACTCCAGGATCTATATAATATACCCAATGATTCAATTCTTCATCTTCATGGAAGAGCAAGTCAACATGATGATTTGATTTTGGGACATGGTCGTAGCTATGAAGAAATTAAAAAATCTACAACAATAGATCCTCCTAAGGAATTAACTGATGAAGGAGATATAGAGGATTGGTTCAATGGAAATTATGATCCGATTATTGAAGAAACAACAAAAAATGTTATAGATGAAGTATCACAACAAATGAAAGATGTAAAAGGTATTATTGCTCATAACCAAATAAAAATAAATGAAGTAGCAAAAGTTTCTAATATTTATGCATATGGATTATCATTTTCTTCTGTAGACTTACCATATTTGGATGCCATTATTTCTAAAATTGATGTTTCCAAAGTGAAATGGATAATTAGTTATTATTCAGGATATGATAAACAAAAGATAGAACAATACATGTCTTCAAAAGGAATAGGAAAACAGTTGTATTCACTTATAAAATTATAAGATATTTGTGTGTTAAATTGGATTTATTTGATTAATAAAAAAATGGGTTTTAGTATGTTGTAGTGATAGTGAGATTTTTTTGTATAATGTTGTTCTCATAATACTTATTAATAGTGAAAATAATTTATGGCTATGCAACAAGAGAGAAAAAAAGTTACAGAAAATTTATTCCCATATATTTTTGATGAAACTGTTGCCTTTTATCAAAAAAAATATGCTAAAAATGTTGCTAAGAAAAATTTAGCAAAGTTAGGGATAAATGAAAATACAGCGTCTCGATATATTGGGTCATTAGATGATATGTTACATGGAAAAGGTTACAAATCAACCATGAATATGTTTGCTACTGATTATTTTCTGCAAAGGATTAGTAATAAATACGGAGAAGAAAAACTGCAAAAAGCTTTATCTGCATTAAAACAACATCTTGAATATTATACTAGTTTAAAAGATCGAACAAAAAATAGCAAGAACGGACTTTGGGGAGTATATTACAAATACAGGAATGTAATAAAAATAGAAGATGAAGATGTCTTGGAACAGAATTGTCTTGATAAAATTGTTATAAAAGAAGATATAAAAACAATTGTAGATGATTTGAGGAAACTGAAGGCTTCAGACCCTGTGTCGGTGGTAATTAATACAACAATATTTAAAAGGAACAATAAAACTATATCTCAATTAAAATATTTACGGGGTTATCGTTGTCAGATGTGTGGTATTCAGATACCAAAGGCAGATGGAAATTTTTATATAGAAGGAGCACATATTGATCCTAAAAAAGATAGAGGAAATGAACTCCCTAATAATATACTTATTTTATGTCCCAATCATCATAAAGAGTTTGATTATGGGAAACTTGAAAGAATTAGTCGAGATGATGAACATTTCAAATTTAAGCTAAATGATAAAGTTTATGATATTTCTCTTAAATTGGAGTAA